AGCTCGCGCCGGCGTCTCGACGACGACCTGGATCCGTCATCGCGACGACGGCGCGCCGCTGCCGAAAGGGCCGACGCCTCGAGAGATCGAGCGCTGGCTCTTGTCCTATCACGCATGGCGACTCGACCGTCTGGGCAAGCACCGCCGCGGCGAACCGGAAACGCAGGACCCCGAGGCCAACGAGGCCGATGCCGAGGCATGGTCTGTCGAGCGCAAGAAGTGGCTCGCGCTCCTGGCAAAGACCGAATGGCATTTGCGCGTCGGTCGCTTGGTGCCTCGCGAGGAGGTCGTCGAATTCGCCACGAAGGCCGGTCTAACCGTCCGCAACCGGCTAAACGCCGCCGTCCCAAAACTGGCGCCGCTCGTCTACGCCGCCGAAAGCGAGGAGCAGGTCGAGGAGATCCTGCAGCTTGAGGTCGACGAGATCCTCTCGACCTTCTCTCGATCGCTCGAACCCCTGCAACGCGAGGTCGCCGACGATGCCGACGAGCCTGCTAACTGACTCGCACATCCTCGCCGCGTTTCGGCAGCCTCGACGTCTCACGGCGTCGCAATGGGCCGACGAGCACCGCGTCCTCGACGAGCGCTTCGCGGCCGAGGCCGGCCGATGGCGCACCGATCGCGCACCCTACGCGCGCGAATGGATGGACTCGGCAACGTGCAAATGGGTCCGCCGCGTCTCGATCATGGCGAGCACGCAGGTCGGCAAAACCGAGGCGGCAAACAACGTCCTCGGATATTTCATCCACCAGCAGCCGGCGCCGGCGATGCTGGTCATGCCGCGCGCAGACGACGCTCGACTCGCGGCCGAGCGTCGCATCCTGCCGATGATCCACGCGAGCCCGGTCCTACGCGACGAGCTGACGGACCGCGCGCACGACACGAAGGCGCGCGAGATCGCGTTTCGGCGATCCGTGCTCTACTTCCGCGCCGCGCAATCGCCGGCAGACCTGGCGTCCGTCCCAGTCCGCGTCATCTGCGGCGACGAGGTCGACAAATGGCCGCGCTGGACAGGCAAAGAGGCAAACCCTTTGTCGCTGCTCGCCGAGCGCACGCACACCTATCCGCGCTCGCATCTGATCTTTCTCACCTCGACGCCGACGACCCGCGACGGGCTTATCGCGCGCGAATACGAGGACGGCGACCAGCGCTCCTTTCTGCTGCCGTGCCCGCATTGCCAGACGTTCCAGGCGCTGCGCTGGCGAAATCTGCATTGGGATCGCGAGCGCATTACGACCGCTCGCGAAATGCGCGTCGAGCGCAAGGCCTGGTTCGCATGCGAGCGATGCGGCGGGCAGATCGACGACGAGCACAAAGCCGCGATGATGCGAGCCGGCGTCTGGGTCCCGCGGCACTACACCCTTGAACAATGGCTAGACGGCGCGCGCGAAGCGGACCGCGTCGAGCACCGTAGCTACCACATTTGGGCGGCCTACTCGCCTTGGCTTCCTTGGTGGCGCGTCGCGGCGGAGTTCCTAAGCAGCAAGGATGAGCCATCGCGCTTGATGAATTTTACCAACTCGTGGTTGGCCGAGGTCTGGGAAGAGCGGCTCGACGACGTCGGCGACGAGGCCGTCGCGGCCTGCATCGAGCAACGCCGGCAGCGCGAGGTCCCGCCGGAGGTCCAGCTCGTTACCGGCACCGTCGACGTCCAAAAAGATCGCCTCGAGTATTCCGTGCACGGATGGGGACTCAACGAGGAGACGTGGCTGCTCGCCGCCGGCAAGGTCACGACATGGGAGGAGCTCGCCGAGGCCGTCGTGCTCTCGACGTGGGGCGATCGCAAACTCCGAGCTCGCGCGGTCCTGATCGACTCCCGCTATCGCCGCGACGAAGTCATAGATTGGGCGCGCCAGTTCGCGCCGGTCGTGCGCATGATCGCCGGCGTCGAGCGCGACTCGCCGATCCCGTTCGGCACGCAGCGCCTCGACCGGCATCCGCGCACGGGCGCCGTCATGCCGGGCATGCAGGTCTGGACGATCAACGTCGGCATGTTCAAAGATCTCGCGCACGCGCGACTGCATCGAGCTCTCGAAAAAGACGCAGGGCATACGGGCCGCATCCATCTCCCGATCGACCTGACCGAAGACTACGTCAAGCAGCTCTCGAGCGAGCACAAGGTCCGGCAGCGGTCCGGCTCGCGAATGCGCACGCGCTGGACGCTGCGACCTGGTCGACAGAGAAACGAGGCCTGGGACCTTTTGGTCTACCAGATCGCCGCCGCGCGCATGATCCGCGCCGACCTGCTTCGCGACGACGCGCAGCTCGTCGGTCTGCCGGCGCCGCCGACGCCGAGCTCGCCGCCTCGTCGCGATCCGCGTCGAGAACCGCGGACGCGCTTTCCGCTGCTCGGAGGCCGATGACGCATCCGCCGGCAGACGAGACCGACGACACGCTGCCGGTCGTTCCTTTCGTCGCGTTTCGCTGCCCGCGCTGCAACGCGCACAAACCGAGGACGCATGCCGTCCGCGGCCGTTACCGGCAGCACCGCTGCCAGGCCTGCGGACTCGCCTACCGCTCGCTTGAGCTCACGCACGACGAGGCGCGCCGGTGGTTCTCGACTCCGCAGAGCGGATCCAGGCCTATTCCATGAAGCTCGCGCTCGGTATCGTCCTGGGCGTGCGTGCTAGTTTCCGTCATGGATCAGAGGGGGCCGAGGCCGCTGTCGGCCTCGGCTATTTCTTCGTCTCTGGAGGGCGCGCCTAGTGGCTGTCCGAAAGTTCTTCCTGACGTTCGGACAATCCAACGGCGGCACCATCGCGCCGGCGAGCGAGGGCAGCCCAACCGATTGGGAAAGCCTGCACGCCGGCATCGCGATCGCGGCCGGCACGAGCTCGCCGACCTATACGCAGGGCGGCTACAACGACCTCTTTGTGATGCCGGGCACGTTCCCGAATCACCAGGTCGTCGACCTTAAGGCGAAAGCCGTTCGCGGCATTCGCTACTTGACGCCCTACAATCCGACGTGCACCGGCGCCGGCAACCCGCAGCTCGCCGGCACGGTCGAGTTTTACACGTCCTACCCGGGCACCGGACGCATCCTGGCCGGCAGCACGACGTCGGCGCTCTTTGTCGACCGCATCTGGCAGCACGACCCGACCGGGCAAACGATCACGCGCGAAGCAACGGGCACGACGCACACGATCACCGGATGGGGCGTCAATTACCCTAACCCGTTCGCGCCGCCGCCGACTCTCGGCGCTTCGTGGGCGAATGCGATCACGGTCTCGCCTGACTTCGATCCGGCTCCCGTAACCGGCGAGCAGATCACATTTCAGCACGTCGCGGGCGAGAACAGCGGCACCGGTAACAACGCGATCGTCTGCCTCTCGATGCGCTACGGCTACGACTGGGATGGCGCAGGCGCTGGCGGATGGGAGGGCGGACTCGACGGCCTGCAGATCTCCTGCACCGCCGGCACGGCCGCGAATCTGGTCGGCGCGACGGGCGCGCGAACGATCAAACGCATCTACCTCGGAGCTCGCACCAATCCGACGACCGGCGCGCCGATCGTCGAGATTGAGCTCGTGACGCCGTTCCCGCAACCGCCGGTCGCCGGCGACGTCTTCTCGATCGCGCCGGCGCCGATCGGCGCGACGGCGGTCCCCTTCCGCAGATGGGCGTTCTTCCTGCCGTGGAGCCCGCACGAAGGCGAAAGCAGCGGCAACCCGGCCGGGACTAAAAACCCTTACCCGCCTGGCTTCAACTACCCCAACCACCACGACACGCCGTCGGTTTACCAGCCTTTCTCGGGCTCAACGCTGATGTATGGCGGCGCAGGGCAGCCGGCCTCGAGGCGCTGCGCGTATCACGTCGGGCTCGCGAACCGGTTTCAAGAGGCGCTGGGCGAGGAGATCTACGTCGTCTCGCTGGCCGTCAACGGAACGAGCATCGCACACAACGAGCTCTCGGTTTCGACCGCGCCGGCCGTTGGATGGCACGACCCACGGCAGCAGACGAGCTGGGCACCCGGCGAGGCGAATGGATGCTACCAGCGCTTGCTTGACGTGCTCGACTCGGCCGTGCTCGCAGCGACTGCGCAGGGCGACACGCTCGAATGCCTCGGCGTCTTCTTCATTCAAGGCGAAGGCGATTCGGTCTATCTGCCATGGGCCGAGCGCTACCGGAAAGGCCTCGTCGGCCTAAAGCGCGCCGTGCGCCAAGCGATCAAAGATCGCGGTCTATTCTCTGGCGTCGCGTCGGCGATCCCGTGGATCCAGCCTAAGATCCGCGAGGCCTCGCCGTGGACGTATGCCAGCACGATCAACGCGGCGATCGCAGCCGAGGCCGCAGACGATGACTACATGCGGACCGTCGAGGTCGCAGACCTGACGACGATTCCGACCGAAAGCCCGTCCGTGCACTACACCGGGCTCGGCCTGACGCTGCTTGAGCAGCGCGTCTTCGATGCATGGGAGCTCGCGACCGCCGGCACGCCTGAAACGGCGGCGACGCCGGCCGCGACGCCTGGCAGCGGCGGAGCCGCCGAGATCCTGGCCGTCATCGACCAGGCAATCGCGAGCGGCGGCGACGTCGCGGCCTACACGATCAACGGCCGCACCGTGCAGCTCCGCTCAATGCAGGAGCTGATCGCTGCGCGTAAGTATTTCCAAGCCGAGCTCGCGCGCGCGAACGGCCTACGTCGCACCAAGATCGCTTTCCGATGACTCGACGCATCCAGAACGCAGCGCCGCGCGCGCCGATCTACGCCGGCCTCTCTGGCCGCGTCTCAAGGATCTTCGATGCGGCGATCGGAATCGTCCTACCGGGCACCGCGCACCGCATGCGCAAGGCTCGTCTGCAGAACGAGGCGCTGCTCGCATACGAGGCCGCGACGTTCTCAAGGACGAATCCAATGCAGACGAGCGGCTCGGCCGACTCCGAGCTGCTGCCCGACCTGCAGAAGCTGCGCGACGTCTCGCGCACCATGGTCCGCGATGATGCCCATGCAGCGGCAGCGCTCGGCATCCTCGAGGAAGCGATCGTCGGCGCCGGCATCCGACCGCAAAGCGCCGCGACTCCCGAGGCGACCGGCTTGTCTGATGACGACTGCGCGGCCTGGCGCGCGGCCTGCGAGGCCGAATGGAATCGCTGGGCAGAGAGCGACGCCGACGCAACGAAGCGCGGCACGTTCTACGATCTGCAAGCCTTGGCTCTTCGTTGCACGATCGTCGACGGCGAGGCCATCGGGCACGCCGTCATCGGCGGCGACGGCCTGATTGCGTGCGAGCTCATTGACGCAGACCGTCTGCAATCGCCGGGATTCGTCGACAAGGACCGACTGCGCGGCGGCGTCGAGCTCGGCAATTTCGGCGAGGCCGTCGCCTATCACGTTCTGCCAGGTCATCCCGACGAAACGCTGCTCGGCGCCCGCTATACCGTACAGCCGATCCGCATCGAGGCCGAATCGAACGGCATCGCGATCGTCCAACACTGCTTCCGCCGGCTTCGTCCAGGGCAGACGCGCGGCGTGCCGTGGCTGTCGGCGTCTGCTCAGTATTTGCAGCACCTGCACCACTACCTCAACAGCGAGCTGATCGCAGCGCGCGCCGCGAGCAACTACGCGCTCTTCATCAAGCGCACGGTCTCGACGGTCGACCAAGATATCTTCCCCGTGCAGGCCAGCGAGACCGGCACGCAGCAGGACTTCCACGAATACCTCGAGCCCGGGACGATCGAATATCTCAACGAAGGCGAGGAGCCGGTCGCGTTTAACCCGAACCGACCCGGCTCGGCGTTTACGCCTTTCGTCGAGCGCATGCTGCGCGCGATCTCGTCGAGCATCGGCCTTAGCTACGAGGTCGTCGCGAAGGACTTTGGCCGTATGAATCTGAGCTCGGCGCGCGCGATGATGCGCGAATGCCAGCGCGGATTTGATCTGCATCGAGCTCGTCTCAATCGCACGTTCAACTCGCCTTGGTGGGCAAACGTGATTCGCATGGCCGTCGCATCCGGCCGCATTGCCGCGCCGCCCGGCTTCCTCGATAACCCGCAGCCGTTCCTGGCTGCGCGCTGGGTCGCTCCGTCCTACGGCATGGTCGACCCGCAGAGCGACGTCGCAGCGGCCCGCGCTTCGATCGACGCCAACCTCTCGACTCCCTACGAGGAGGCCGCGAAATACGGCGCCGACGCCGAGCAGATCCTGCTCTCTCGCGCGCGTTTCCTGGCGCGTGCTGCAGAGATCGAGCGCGAATACGGCCTCGAGGCCGGCGTGCTGACGAAGCAGAGCCCGCAACGCACCGAGAGCACGTCGATCATGGCAGAGCCCGTCGAGGACGAGACGTCCGCCGAGGACGCTGCAGAAGACGCGGCCGAGGTCGATAGTCCCGGCGAGGTCGAGGACACGACGGCGGACGACGCAGAGGACACAACAGAAGAGGCCGCACAATGAACGAAACCCTTAGCAACGCCGGCGCCGGCGATACCGTCGCCGTCCCGCGCCGCGCGCTTTTCCTGCGCGATTCGACGTCCGAGGTCCAGCTCGCCGCGCCTGGTGACGAGCAGCCGCGCACGTTCTCGATGGTGGCGCTTACCGGCAAGCCGCTCGCGCATTGGTATTTCGGCAAACTGGCGATCGACCTCGCCGGCGTGCGAATGAAGCAACGCCTTCCGGTTTTGAAAGATCACAACACCGAAGAGCGGCTTGGCTACACGACCGCGATGCGCAACGAGCCCGGTCGTGGCATCGTCGCCGAGGGTCGTTTGCTGCAGCGCTCGCCGGCGGCGCAGCAGGTCCTCGCCGATTCTGCCGACGGCTTCCCATGGCAGGCCTCGACCTACCTGCAGGCGAGCAAGATGCAGCGCCTCGCCGAAGGGCAGAGCGACCAGGTCAACGGCTACACG